TTTAGAAGATTGTTACCAAATGCTTTGAAAATATTAGATAACGTGTATCTAATATGACCGAATAATGCAGCTCTAAATTCTTTTTCATTTCCATTGGTTGCCGACTCAATCTCACGACCAAGGAAAGGATGACATCTCAGAGCTCCCTGAGAGAAAACGATCAGAGATCGAGTGAGGATATTAGCACCCTCTACCGTAATAGCAATCGGTTGACCTATATACATATTCAGAAGGAAATTAGAAGGACCGTCACTTATAGCCTTACCCCCTAAAATATCCATACCATCATTTATACCGCTTCGCATTTTTTCGGTTGACTGATACTTTAGAAGTGCTGATATCACAGATGGTCTTTGACCAGAATCAATCCCCGCATATGTTAAGTCACAAGCAGCTTCGAGAGCATAAGCATCAGAGAGAATCCGAATCATTGGTTCCTCGATACCCTCCATTTTGCCAAGAGAAACATTAAATTGTTTTCTAATACGAGTATAAGCGGTGGTGACACGAGCAGTATGTTTTAAGCCTGCCATTGACAGACTTGGTAGACTTATAGCACGACCTGCAGCAAGACATTGCATCAGCATCATCCAACCCTTACCAATACCATTATGTTCGCCAATGATATGATCTATTGGGATGAACACATCTTCTCCGTAATTCGGACCGTTCATAAATGCTTGGCGAGCAGGTGAATGCCTTGCTCCAATTTCAACCCCATATGTATCTCTGGGTATTAAAGCTAGGGTAATCCCTCTATCATGAGTAGGATCCCATTTTCCTTTATTTAAGGTTTGGTCATGGGATTTTCCATAACTTCTAAGAAGATTATGCGGATCGCGAAGTCGAAATGCTAAACCAATAAGAGTAGCTACTGGACCAAGAGTTATATATCTTTTATCCCAATTTAATCTAACCCCTAGGGTTTCTTGACCCTTCCATCTCCCCATTTCAACTACACCATCATCTGGAAGAGAACCGGCATCAGAACCAGCGGTTGGACCAGTAAGAGCAAATGCTGGGATTTCCTTACCTACTGCTAAATCAGGAAGCCATTTCTTTTGCTGTTTCTCGGTACCAAATTCATGAAGCAATTCTCCGGGTCCAAGTGAGTTAGGCACCATAGCTGTAATCGCAAGAGATAAGGATCTCGATGCTAGGATTGATATAACTTCGCTCTGAGCATATGCGGAAAATTCCAGACCACCATGTTCTTTCTTTATATTTAAACCAAAGAATTTATTATCTTTGAGATAATCCCAAACTTCTCTTGGAAGATCCATTGCCTGATTAATTTCATAATCATTTGTCATTTCACAGAGTTCTTGAACAGGACCATCGATGAACTTTTGTTCTTCATCACTGAGTTTAGGAATCTCTGTATCTCTTAGCATATCCCAATTCGGGGTTCCAGAGAATAATTCAGATTCCCACCAAACAGTTCCAGCTTCAAGAGCTTCTCTTTCGGTTGAAGACATTTTCGGAAGTATTTTCCGAAATAATTTATGTAGTTTCATATTCCTCCTAACGTGCTTAATGAAGTTTTTTACGATCTCGGGTTGCTAAAGCATCAGACCAAGACATCGCTATATTTCTAATTAATTCTGGATAAACTTCCTCATCATATTTAAGACACATTCCCATTCCGAGATATGCTTTTCTGAGAAGATCTTTATCTCTGTGTTCTGGGAGATTATCCCAATTTTCGTAAAGCCTGAATACCATTTCATCAAATTCAGCCTGACTCATAATATTAGGATGATCTTTACGATGTGTCGCTAGAAACGAATATATTATATAATTTCCTATATCTTTATTTAATATATATTCTTCCGAATCCATTTTTTCTATAAATTCTTGTACTCTGGTTTTCTTCATATTATGACCAAGAATGACCCTTTTCTATAATAGTCTCCATACCGTCATAATCATAGATATAATAATCTGTGCCATCCGGTATTTCTACAACCTTTAACTGAGAGCAAAACCCCCACGATTTAGTTCCAAGTTTTTCTACGACCTCAACCAAAACCGGATCATGTCTTTCTATTTTCCAAGAGCTCCAGAGTTCATCCTCTGTTACCCTAGGTTTTTTCATTGAAAGATAATCATCGCGACTTTTCATACCTATATGTTTTATTGCTTCAACTGATAAATCAAAACCTCCATAACTAGAATTAATAACTATTTTCATAACTTTATTCCTCAATGATGATTTACATTTAACCCTGACATGACGCACAATCCTCTTGCGAAGCAAACTCCGCAGACACACCTCCTAATAAATCTTGTCCACTCGGTGTTTCTGCATAATCTTTCATTGTATGTTGCTCAATTTTTTTAGATACCAATTCCGTCTTACTCGAAGTTTCGGTTCTCAGATAATATAGGGATTTATTACCCTCCTTCCATGCATTATAATGTACTTCATGAAGATACTTCTTATCCACCCCCGCAGGAAAGAATACATTAAGCGATTGTGCTTGACAAATATATTTAGCTCTTTGTCCTCCAAGACGAACAATAGCATTCTGATCAATCTCTATTGCTGTTTTGAATACTTCCTTTTCATGATCACTTAAAAATTCAAGATGCTGAACCGAACCATTATTTGCAATAATAGAATTCCAGATTGAGTCGTTGTTTTGACCTTTTCCCGATAACAACATTTCAAGATATTTATTCTTAATTAAATGGGAACCTGCTCGGGTTCTATGTACAAAAGCATTTGCTTTAATGGGTTCAACAGATGGTGATGTTCCTGCAATACTCGAAGAATTGGCATTAGGAGCAATCGCCAATAGATTAGCATTACGTCTACCCGTACCTTCCATGTCTGGGCATTCCCCGCGTTCTTCACCTAATATTTTAGACATAGCTACTGCACGTTCTCTGATAAGAGAGAATACTTCTTCATTTAATTCAGCAGCTGCTTGGGATTCAAATGATATTGATTTCTTCATTAATAGATTATGCCAACCCATTGCACCTATACCAATACTTCTTTCTTGTTCAGCAGAATATTTTGCTTTAGATATTTCATTAGGTGCATTGTCAATAAAGTATTGAAGTACATTGTCTAAGAATAACGTAAGATCCTGTACCAATAGGGAATCTTTCCATTCATCATACATCTCTAGGTTCAGTGATGACAGGCAACATACAGCAGTTCTTTCTTCATTGGTTGGTAATGTAATCTCAATACAAAGATTAGAACCACGTGAGAATAAACCTTTATCCTTTTGTGTTTGCGGATATGCTTCATTGGCTTTATCGATGAAATAGATATAAGGTTCACCTGTGCGATAACGTGTTTCTAGAAGTGTTTCCCATAACTCACGCGCCATTACAACTTCTGATACCTTCTTCGTCTTAGGATCAACTAGGTCCCAGCGAATACCTTGTTCTACAGCTTCCATAAATGCATCAGGTACATTAACTCCGTGATGGAGGTTCAGACACTTTCTATTAACATCACCCGTAGGGATTCTTAGGGACATAAATTCCATAATGTCTGGATGTGATATATCCATGTAGGCGGCATATGAACCCTTACGAGTTACACCTTGTTTATACGCAGTCATATCAGCATCAACTGTATGAAGGAAAGGGATTGGACCTGGCGCTATATTTGATACAGATCGTACATCGCTCCAATGACCCCCTACCCCACCACCTTTAACAGATAACCATCTTAGTTCTGATGTGTGATCAATAAGACCTTCAAGGGTATCAGGTACATATCCCAAAAAACACGATATAGGAAGACCTCTTACTTTCTCATCCTTCTCTGGTGCATTAGATAAAATAGGACTGGAGAACATGAACCAGTTATTTATCACATACTTGTAAATTCTCTTAGCGAGGGCTTTGTCCCCTCCAGAGAATGCGTATGATGTTCTTTTGAATGCTTCTTCGGGTTTCTTTTCATACTCCTTCATGTAATAATCCTTGAGCAGTTTCAGGGATTGTTCACTTAGTTCCATTATTTTCCCCGTCTATATGATTCCATAATACCTCATCTTTAAGCTGTTGAAGGGAACTAGAATATTCGAGATCTTTAACTTTAACTTTAAGTTCATCGTTTTCTCTTTCTAGGTCTTGAATTTCTTCATTTTTATTCATTTCGTTCTCCATTTTATTTAGCGACAGTTAATAAATAATCTTTATATCTATTTTTATCATATTTCGTGAAATATTTTAATAATGAATTATAATTTTTAACTTTATAATTCATTAGCGGCCATAAATAATGTTCCATCTCCTTATCGAATTTTTCTGAAAAATTTACCATTGAATCTAGAATTGTGAGTGTTTCTATTGAGACATTAGTTTGCAATAATAAAGGGATTTGATTCCTCTCAATTAAGAATAGATCTTCGAATGAATCTGTAGTATCCATTAATCTGGAAATATCATTTTTGAAATTATAAAATAAACTTTCGGTTTTTCCATTCCAAAGTTTTAATTTATCTTCAGACATTTCGGATAAATGCATTCTTGACACATGATCCTTTGATGTTGCGGTATAAATTATATTAGATAAGATGTATTTGAGATATTCAAGGGGTTTGTATTGATTAGACAATCTCTGAAATAATACTCTATCCTTTCTATTAATATAATGTTCCGATTTATAAAAACATTTATTCTGCTTCAACATTCTAAGAAAATCAAATTTATCATTACCAAAATGTGCTCTTAACCCTATGTAGTAATTACAGGCTATCCATTCATTCCAATTCCCGTTCATAGCGGTAGTTCTGGTTTTTTCTTAACACATCTAAGTTTTGATGCTTCGTAGTATATTTTCTCCTTTATATTTGGGGTTAACATTTTAACAACCGATTCCATTTCGATTTCATTTTTTTCTGCATACCAAGTTATAGTATCTATAAGACTTAGCGTGTGTTCTTCTGATAGGATTTCAATTGTTTTCGAAAATTCTTTCGCCGTCTTTAGCACTGTGTTCTCCTTTTATTTTTAATCACAAGAATGACATCCCTTACATGGCTTCACACGATCTAATAATAAAACCTTTAATTCATCAGATCTTAATGATAATTTATATCCACGAATTGATATAATAATTGGATCCCCTAAAGGGGCAAAACGATCAACTATAAATTCCGTTCCGGGTGTTAATCCCATAGCCAACAATCGATTGCGATACGCTCTACCAGCATTGTCGAATCCAGTAACACGAAAATGATCTCCAATTTTTAATTCATTCTTTTCTTCCATTATATAATATATACCGGGAGTTGTAAACTTTATTTCCCAACTTTCATTTTAGCTATGAGATACGATTTAATAAATCCAGATCTAACAATATCATTGAGACCGAATTCTATACATTTAAATTCTTCCATCAAATTTAAAATACTGAGTAGAATAGAAAACCCCTCTGATTCGGAATTTTTAAGATCTGTTTGATCAATATCCCCAGCAAAGATAATTTTAGAATCTTGACCAACTCTTGTAATAATAGAATTAAGTTCCCAGAATGTTAAATTCTGAGATTCATCAACAATTATGATAGAGTTATCAAGGGTGATACCTCTTAGAAACGAGGTGCTTAAAAATTGTATAGTTTCCTGATCAACAAGTCTATTGTATAGAGAAGAAAATTCGGAATCCGATTGTTGCTTGAACATATATTTGACCATATTCTTATATGGAGATTGATATAATTCAGATTTTTCCTCTATAGTTCCTGGAAGAAAACCAACATCCCTAGTTGGTACAAGAGAACGAACTATGTATACTTGTTTCTTATTTTCCAATGCCTCCTTGAGAGCTAAATATAATGTGATAAACGTTTTCCCTGTTCCAGCAGAGCCGTACAGAAAAAGATTTTTATGTTCTTCATATGCCTTCACAGTTTCTTTTTGTGCATCTGTGATGGGCACTATTTTTATTAAATTTTGTTCGGTGACTGTCATTTTCTTTCTCGATGCCAATTTAATTGTCCTTTAGTTAATTTCCATTGTCGCCTTTGGCGACTTCCTTTTAACTTCCTTTAGTATATCCTTAAATTCATTTGGTGTATTTTTTAACGGTGAACCAACACCAGTAACTATTTTGGGCGATCCTATAATTTGAACATATTCTCCAGAGGCAACCAATTCTTCCATTCTGGATATTGGTAAAAATACTTCAGAAGTAATTCCAGTTTTAATTTCTTTTAATGTATATGTAGGCATTATGCTTTACGATATTCAGAGTTCCAGTCAAATGCTTCGCGTATCACATTATCCGATAATTTATATTCTTTATATAAACACTTATCCTTTGCTAATATTAATAGTTCCGCTTCAGATTCATGAAGAGACTCGAGCAATTCAATAAACATTTGCTCTCTCTTTGGTTTCTTGAGAGAATCGTTACCGCCTTTAACAAAATGATATAGGGTTGGTATCTCTGTGAAAAGAAACTTATGTGATCCATCCCCGAGTTTATAATCCTTTTTATCGTATGGCACATCACCCTCCGGTAAAAGCCACTGGATGCTCGGATCATAAGAAGACTTCACTAGCGATCTAAGTTCGGGGGAATCAAACTCACGAAGGAGTTTAATCTTACTGGCATTAGATCTTTGATTACCAGCTTTCTTTAACATTTCATGCATTGTATATTTCATTATATTTCCTTTTTAAAAATTGTCAATTTTAGATATAAATTCTTTAAATCTATTTTCAATAAAATAATTTAATAGTTTTGATTTTTTATTTATTACAGAATTTGCGTAACTTTCGAGTATATTATTCTCAATTTCTTTTGGTATTTTATCAAAATCAATTAATAATTCATTTCTCTGAAAATTTCTGAGCATAGTCTCATCACAAAACTCTTTAGGGTCTTTACCAA